CACAGCAAGTCGAACCGTAAGGGAGATCACAGCAGACCATATCAACCGAACCATCTGGTATGTCCTCCATAACATCCAGGCAATCGCCCTGTATCAGTTTGTTTTTCATAGTGTGGGTTCCTTTTATTGGTTAACTGTTATTGTGAAACATTAATCCACCATCATGGTCGATATATGCCCTGTGCATTAAATCTCTTGCAGGTTGCCATTCAAACCATTCACCTTTTATTTTTGAGTTTTTTATTTTCTGATGAAAAACTTTTTCATATTTTTTATCACAATTAAGCCACCCAAGAATTTTCAGTTCACAAGGGTTCCCTGTCTGCAATTCTGCAACTCTTTTTTCAATATCATTTGAGAATCCGATTTTAATGGCCTTCATATTCGAATCAGTGATAAAATATACCCCCTTCAGTTTTGGCTTGTCATATTCGTGGCAAATAGGGCATTTATTAAAAACCCCTTCCAAAAGACAGTTTTGTTCGACAAGAAAATAATGATTTTTATCACAATGAATTTTCCAGAAAATTTTTCCGTTTTCAATCTCATTATTTACGGCTGTCATTTCACCAAATTTTTTCCCTGTAAGATGTTTTATTTTTTCCATCCAAAAGTTTCCTTTTTTTTTATTATAGAGAGAGAGAGAGTTTTATACTCTCTCTCTCTCTCTATAGAGAGAGAGCAGTTTTTGCAGTGAGGGTTATAAACACTGTTTTTAGTAATAATTTCAAATAACTGCAAACTGCAAAAAATTCTAAAAAACACACTGCAAAATTTTTGCAGACTGATTTTTATAAACACTGTTTTTAGTAATAATTTCAAATAACTGCAAACTGCAATGATTTTTTGCAGTTTGCACACTGCAAAATCGAGTGCAGACTGAGAGGCTATTGAAATAATTACAAAATGTTTGAGTGCAGTGAGATTGCAGTGTAAAAGCTTTTGCAGTTAGAATTTTGATTAAATCAAACATTGTTAACCGCCATAAATTCAGGAATAAAAAAGACTTTGTCCTGTCCCTTTTTGGTCAAAGAGATCTTTTTGACGGCCCCCCCTTTCCCGGATTTTTTAGGTACTTTCCCTTCAATAAAAAGGCCAGATTCGATGCCGGATTTTAATGCTGTTTTCATAGCTGAGATTGTCACCTCTTCACCCAATTTTTCCTTGACGAAACTTCCATATCCGCCCTTTATTCTTGTGAGATTACGCCTTGTTTCTGGGCCTTCTTCTGTTATATACAGAAGAATATAATTGATGATTTGGTCTATCAGCCCGCCTGATATATCCATATGTTTCATGACAACAGTGTCGGTTTCCGGGATATGGCAAAGTTCAAAGTACATTTCAGCAAACTTCCCGGAATAATTTGCTTTCGGGAGTTCTGCCTTGACGTATTTATATCGATCCGCGTAATTAATCGAAAATCGTTCAAGATCTGAGTCCGAAAAACCGCACATGCCCAACATAAATCGGCAACCGTCAACTACCGCTGAAGCTCCACGGCCCATACCCTGAGTGATTGACATATTGTTATTTTGGCTCTGTTTGTTTGCATGATGAACGAGCAGGACAGCGCATTTATGCTTTTGTGAAAGGAATTCACAAGCTTTTACAATGGCTGTACCATGCCCATTGTCGTTTTCATTTAGACCGGTAAACGCCCGTGAAAATGGATCAATTATAAGGCAGTCAAGCCCCTCACCCGAAATAGATTCATCAAGCATGTCGAAAACCGGTGTCCGGACGGCATTGTTTTTTTCGTCAGTTTCCATCAAGGTGATATCCTGCCCGACAAGCGATAGGGCATGAAGCCCTGGCGGTTTGTTGGCCCCGAACTCCGTAACTGCCCACAGCCTCCGATCAAGTTCTGGTTGATCATCTTCAAGGGAGATATACAACACTTTTTTTGGCTTCCCGGAAACAGAAAATGGATAGAACCCACGTTCTCCGCCTGCCATCATATGAGCGAATTGCATGGCAAAAATGCTCTTGCCCGATCCACCAGCCGCGCAAATTTCACCCACAATCCCTTCCGGTAGAAAGCCACGCCCATAGCAGTCAACCAAATATTTACGCTGTTCTGGTAGGCATGTAAGATTTTTATTGACGTTTGTGTCAGAAAATGAGAATAATTTAGGCTTTTCGCCTAATAATTTTTTTCTGACGGATTCAGCGCCCCTGACTCGAAAAAAATCATTCCAATCAGTTCCGGAGCACGGGTTTCCGTCAATCTCGTCAATTCGATCAGGGGCAAGCCATGTTATTGATGGATATCGCTCACAAACTGCTTTTGCTTTTTCGATCCCGGTCCCTTCACCGGGGTCTTTTCCTTTGCCGGTTTTTTCCCATTGCTCTTTTTGATGCCAGTCATTATCCGCTGCAATCACAATTTTTGAGTATCCGGTATCGAGTAGATCCTCTGCAACCGGTTTCAGGTTCCCGGCATCTATGGCAATGACAACACGTTTTCCTATTGCCTCATAGACTGCCGCACCTGTGGAATACCCCTCGCACAGAAAAACTGTGTCATTATCTTTCTGTTCAACAGCGGGGATGAAAAACGACGCGCCTTTTTTCCGCCCTCCATACATCAGTTTTTTTCTGCCGTCCGGATGTATTTCTTGATATGTCGATATCGATCCGTCACAACTAAATAACGGCATGATAAGTTTATCACCGTCTATGAGCAGATTATGGCTTTTTACACCCTTATTTTCGAGATACGGATGGTCTGTGGCAGGTTTAAGACTGTTACAGTATTTCCGCGCTTCAAGAGCCTTCTCTTTTTGGAATTCTGCCCTTTGCTTTTCAACTTCTTTCCGTTTGGCATCAATCAGGATATTTCCCGCCATGATATCGGCATCCGAAAGAGAGCTTTCCATTTCAGCTTTCCATATATGATGTTCATCCCCATTTGAAAAATCACAGAATACCCCGGCCCGCAAATCCGGAAAAAGATATGCAGCCCCGGCAGTATTGCCGCTTTTTTTCCCTGCGCCAGGGAATCGAACCCACTTACCAGGCTCGATATGGTCCGGCGGACTCATACCATGACGGCTGATTTCCTGTACAAATTCGATAGGCATCCATTATACCTCCCCGCGCGTTTGTATTTCAATTGGTGGATACTCAACGTGTACTATTTTAACCCTTCCACTTTTGATATCCATTAGTAATTTTCTGACCCACGGCGATATCAAAAGGCCGCTAGCATCGGCTTGTTCACGTACCCAATCCTTTAACTCTTTATCAATTTGGATAGGCGGAATTACTTGATCTCGTTTCATTTTTCATAGCCTTTCGTTTAAAAAACATTTTTTTTCATAGAAAACTGTTGACAACATAAATCAAACAGACTATATCTGTCAATAGATTTTTTAAGAATTAATATTTTCAAACTGATCCTGTGAATGTGTCACCGGGCAGGGAGAAATGAGAGCGAAAGGAAGGCTATGAATATCATCAATGTCGAAAATGCCATCGAGCAGACGTATCTCAATGCGATCCTGTACGGCGAAACGGGGTTCGGGAAAACGTATTCAATTGCCTCTATCCCAGAGCAAGAAAAAACGCTTATATTGAGCGTTGAGGCAGGATTGAAAACTCTGCAAAACATGTGCCCCGAAACAAAATGCGCTGTGATCCGATCCCGCGATGATATGCGGGACGCGTACAAATGGCTCGCGAACCCTGGAAACCATAAATTCCAGACAGTCGTTATTGACTCACTTTCCGAGATTGCGGAAATAATTCTTGAAAGTGAAAAGAGTAATTGCGCTGATGGTCGAGTTTATTATTCGGAGACAACGGCATCCCTATTGTCATTGTGTCGATTGTTCCGTGAATTGCCTATGAATGTCCTGTTCCTGTGCCAGCAGGAAAAAATACAGGACGCAGATGGACGGATTTTTTACGGCCCGGCATTTCCGGGTAGAAAAACGGCTCAAAAACTGCCATACAAATTCGATATAGTGGCGGCCCTGAGAGTCCGAAAAAATGACGCAGGGGAAACAGAGCGGGCGTTTCAATTGGAGCCTGACGAGAGCTACGTTGCCAAAGCTCGTGGCGACAACTTTCAGGCATTTGAAAAGCCGGACTGGGGAATTATTTTTGAAAAATATCAGGATATAGATAAAGCCGATATTTAAAATAAAATCAAATATTTAAAGAAAGGAAAATAAACAATGGCAATACTCAATTTTACAATCGACAACACAGAGGAAGCAGCAAAAGATTTTTCAGGCGAATTTCAGGTAGCAACACCAGGCTGGAAAGACGGCGTTATTATTAACGCCGATGTCAAGCAGACGAAAAAAGGCGGTCAGATGCTCGTTCTGGAAAACGAGATTCAGGGAGGTAACGAGCATGGTATCCGGATCATTGATCGGCTGAATATCGTGAATTCATCCGAAGTTGCCCAGCGGATCGGTAGAGCAGCCCTGGCGAAAATTGCGCTGTGCATCGGTCATAAAGGGCAACTCAATAACACGAACGTGCTGATCGGGCGACCGTATCAGTTCAAGGTCAAGGTTGAAGAGTTCAAATCGAATAAGGCAGCGCCTGACGGGACATTCCCGATGCTCAAAAGCAACAAAATCACGGATTACAGGTCAGTGAGCGAGAAGCCGGCAACGCAACAGCAAAAAACCGCAGCAGAGTCGAAACAGGCCGCAACCGGTACGAATGCGTGGACGTAAATAATGCCTGATATCAGTATAATCAATAACGAATCAATCCCCGCGCGTATTGATAGAGCGCGGGGCCTGTATCCGACACGGCAGAAACGGCCATATCTCGGAATGTCCAAAATCGGAGATCCGTGTGAGCGTCGCCTGTGGCTGTCCTATCATGTCGAGAAACAGCCGGGGATATCGAATCGACTGCTACGGGTTTTCGATATGGGCGAAATCATTGAAAAACGCTTGATTCGGCAATTGGAGTATTCAGGATATAAAATACAAATGATCCAAGCCGAATACAGCGATTTTGGTGGCAAGTTTCAGGGTCATTGTGACGGGCACATCCGTGGTTTGTACGAATCCGAAAAATGGCATATCCTTGAGATAAAATCCGCCAATCAATCATCGTTCAACGGATTCGTCAAACATGGCATACAGCACAATAAGATGTTTGGCGAAAAATATTATGCTCAGGTACAGCTTTATATGCATTATTCGGGGCTGAAAAGAGCTATCATCGTTGTTGAAAATAAGAATAATTCGCGATTATATCAAGAGCGATTTCGGTATTGCCGGGAAGACGCGCTCAGACTGTGTGAGAAGGCCGAGCGCGTGATAAATGCCGAATATCCGGCCAATGGTATATCGAGAAAAAAAACGTTCTGGATTTGCCGGATGTGCCGTTATAACAATCCGGATTATTGCCGGAAAAAATGGGAAGGGGAGGCGTTCTTTTGAAAGAAGTTAAAACTATACTGATATTACTGGCTATGTGTACGATTGCGTCAGGGATATTCCAATATTTGGTTTCGTGGTAACGGAAAGAAAGGAGGAATTATTTTGAGAATAGATTTTTTCTTGAATGAGGAGCAAAGACAGGTATTACAGCCCCTTGTCGATAGAGCGGTCAAAGAAGCTCATGAGGGCAGACGTGGCGTGATATACGCGCAAATATGGATAGAAGACGACGAATGCGCACACAATGCGATGTGTGGTTATGTGGGGCATGATAACGCACAGAAAATTATACAATGCCTGGAAGATGAAATCGAGAGAGTAGAAAAACCATGACACCGCGCCCTTATCAGATTGAAGCCCTGCAAGCGATATGGCAAGGGCTTCAAAATCAAAACTGCGTGCTGCTTGAAGCCTGTTGTTCGGCAGGTAAGACGTTAATTTTTTCAAAGATTATCAAACGCTTGCTTGCCGAACAGCCTGGTTTCCGTGTGCTCGTTCTGATGGATCGCGAAATACTTGTCCGTCAGACGGAAGAAAAACTCCGGAAAGTCGCGCCGGAACTGGCCCTTGATATCGGAATTGTTTGCTCGTCAGTGTCGAAAACAAAGGATCATGGTAAGCGTGTTACGATTGCGAGCAGACAGACACTTATAAACCGGATGGACGATTTCGAGCCTGTGCAGCTATTAGTAATAGATGAAGCGCACCTGGTCGCGATTCCGGAAAAAAATATTGCGCCGAAAAGCCAATTCGGGGTAATCATCGAAAAATTGTTTCAATACAATCCTAATATGCGGATGCTGGCCGTGACTGCGACACCATATAGGCTGGCCGGTGGGTACATATACGGAGGAAATAATGTCAAAAATTCAGAGCCTTATTTCTCCGATGTAACTCACAGGATCACGGTAGAGAAACTCGAAAAACTCGGATATCTCGCGCCCCTGATCGGGTACACGACAGCGCCGGATAGTATGAGTACGGATTTGGAATCGATCCGATTGACGGCAGGAGAATACAATCTCGGAGAGCTGTCCGATGTTATGTCGAAATCTGTTCATATTAATTCAGCAGTCGAGACATGGAAAGAGTATTGTATTGATCCCGAAAGCACGAAAATGGCCGGGTATTTCAAAAGAAAAAAAACGCTTGCCTTCTGCGTTGATATCGAACATTCCGAACTGCTCGCCCAGGCTTTCAATGATGCAGGCATTCCGGCTGTCGCTATACATTCGCGACTATCAGAGATTGATAACAGCCTGGCGATGGAAGCGCTCGAAACTGGGACGAAAAAAGTTTTCTGCTCTGTCGCGAAACTCACGACAGGTATGGATGTAATTGATATTGATTGCATTTTACTTTGTCGGCCAACAAAATCAGCGGCCCTGTATAAGCAAATGCTTGGACGTGGGCAAAGGCTAAATGCCGAGACGCATCCCCACAAAAAAAATTGTCTTGTCCTTGACATGGTTGGGAATAATGACGCATTCGGGACAAATCTGGACAATCTGACTGTGAAATATGTAGGACAGGGTAACGGAGAGAAAAAAAATAGCGACGATATGCCAGTCAAATATTGTCCTACATGTAATACTGAACTACACCCGGCATGTCGGATATGCTCTGAATGCAACTATGAATTCCCAAAAGAGTACTCAGACGCAGAAAAACCTGGGATGCAACAAGTCGATTATGGAGTTTCCCCTCCAGTTAATATGGATATAATTGATATGTTTCCACAAGTTTGGGAGTCGAAAAATTCCGGGAAAACGCTACTTAGAGTATCATTCGAGTTGAAAGAGTCGTTCTACTCAACATGTAGTGCATCTATTTGGCTATGTTTCCCGGAGGATAATTATCACGGGTTTGCGATTGAACGCGGGCAGGAGCAATGGAAAACATTGACTAACAACACGGATTATCCGTTATCGGCAGAAGAGGCAATGGAGCGATGGAATGAGGTAATAACACCAGAAAAGGCGGTTGTGAATATCAACGACCGATGGCCGGAAATCATCGGGTTTGAGCATGATGATATTCCATTTTGAAAGGCAGGCAGGCTTGGAATGCAAAATTTTGAAACCGGACAAATAAAAAATATCACAGATTCGGGGCAGGCATATTTCGATGAATTGTGTGCATATGCGTCATGCCCTAAATGCGGAAAGGGCATGGAAACGTATATTGAAAAATTTAAAACTCCGAAAGGAGAAAACCAGTACTCTGTTGAAATTCAATGTGAATACTGTGATACTATTTTTTCTATGCCCGTGAAAATATACGGGATGGAGATAGAAATTGAATTTTTCCCTAACGAAATTAAGGAGATTTGAAAAAAATGCCAAAAAAAAGTCCAGTAAGCAGGACAAAAGAACTGCTCGAAAAACTCGGATTCAAGACTGGAACTGTCGAGAGATGGATACCATATTCTATGGACGATCCTCGCCGAAAATTTCGGCCTGGCGAAAAATCTGATCTATTCGGGATAATCGACATGATCGCAATCCGGCCCGGCCAGTGTGTTGGAGTCCAGATCTGCGGCACTGATTTCGCCGCACATGTCCGAAAAATTTCCGCGTCTGAATATACGCGCCCCTGGCTGGAATCAGGATCTGATCTTTGGCTGATCGGATGGAGAAAAGTTCAAAAAAAACGAGGAGGGAAACTCAGAATATACAAACCGAGAATCGGCATATTTTCGGTATGTTACAAAAGGGTTTGCTTCCAGGAATTAAAAACAGAGGAGGAGCAAACGGCATGGATGAAAAACCCAAAATGGACAGATCCGGAAGCATGAAAAAATTCACAAAAATGAATATATTCACATTTATTTTCTGCGCGTTGTTTTTTTGCTATTGGGTGTGGCAATTATTTTTCAGGGAGGTATGATATGTCAACGAATAGAATCGATGTGTTTCAGGTCGTCTATTACGGGTGGAACTGCCCGGAATGTGGCTATTATAATGAGCTGTCTGAGCAACCAGACGATCAGGAGCAACTCGAATGCGAATCCTGCGAGGAGGCATTCGAGATAGGAGATATTGAGGACTAATGGCCATCTATGTTAACCCGAAACCGGGGATATGCGCCCAGGATTGCACTACGTGCAGCGATTGGAATTATCTGTATATTTTCGATAATTTCGATGCAGCACGGGAGTGGATGCGAAAACTCGAAAATGGTTCATTCCGGGAACGGATGAACCCGCGAGTCAATCGATATTGGGACGATTCGCCGGAAACAGGGGAACCCACAGCTATAGATATGAGAAAGGGAAATCATGGAAAAGTCAAGGCATGAATACACTGACAATATAGTTTGCCCCTACTGCGGGGCAATCGATGAAGATTCATGGGAATATGAGGATGAAAGCGGAATAATAGATTGCGGAGTGTGTGAGAAAGAATTTTTTTGGTCGCGAGTCATTGTAAATGTCCAGTACTCCACGAAGAAGACTAAATAATGAAACCCACAGCCGGAGTCCTGTTCGCGGGGGTCGGAGCCGCATGTCTCGGCCTTCAGCGGGCAGGATTCGAGATCGTCTATCAATGCGAGATCGATCCGTTTTGCCGATCTGTCCTGGATGTGCGATTTCCAAACTCCCAAAAATATAAGGATATTAAACATGTCAAAAACGCCCCAACAACAGACATTATTTTCGGAAGCCCTCCATGCCAGCCATACTCCCAAGCCGGGAAACAGAGAGGCAATAGCGATGACCGTGCGCTCTGGCCAGAAATGCGCAGGATTGTTGAAGAATCGCGGCCCGCTTGGGTTATTCTCGAAAATGTTGCTGGAATCTGCAAGCTGGTACAGTTCCCGGAGATTTTTGGAATGGGTTCCGAGAGAGATTGTGAGCTACAGGACGGAGAAGAGAAGGATCGAGAAGGGCGAGGAATCCTCGACGGGATACTGGAAGATTTTGAGAAGATCGGATACGATGTCGTCCCATTTGTTATACCGGCTTGCGCCGTTGACGCCCCGCACAGGCGAGACAGGCTCTGGATTGTTGCCAACTCCAAGGGCAGGCATGAACGGCCAGGTGTGTCCGAATCGAGTGAACGATCCGAACCGGAATCTCGAAACGGCAGTCGCACGGGACCTGTTTCCAACTCCGACAGCCAGGGATTACAGGAGCGGGAAAGCATCGAAAAAAACGATGGAGCGGAACAGCAGACCGCTGAACGAGGTTGTGGTGGCCCTGGAACCGACGCCGACAGCCAGCATGGCAACAATCGGGGATTACGAGCAGGCGAGATACAGCGGGGGAAAAAGGCCGAAATATCAGAGCGTCAATTCTGGCCATCTGAATCCGGATTGGATCGAGTGGATGATGGGCATGCCCCAGGGATGGACAGACCCAAACATACCAAACTCCGAAATTCCAGGACTCGCGCGCTCGGAAACGCAGTCGTTCCGCAGATCGTCGAGCGGATCGGCAGGATGATCATAGCCTGCTCATAAGAAAATATCCTTGCAAAGT